AAGGTAGTTCAGTTAATGAACTAGCACTACTTCCTGCATATATTCTCATTATTGCCATAAACTACCTCCTATATCAATATTTCTAATTGTCCTGTACTACGTGTATGATTATTTATTCTTCTCACTGTATTATTCTTTATTGCTTCACCATCTAATTCTACATTTAAGTTCATACTAGCAACTAATCCTATTAATTGTCTTAATAAAGCAACTATTTCGTCATTACCTGAACCTGCAGCAGCTTGTGCAGCTTGTGCAGCCATTGCAGCTAATTTAGATTCTGGTGCAACAATTTCTCCTTCATGTCTGTTATCACCAATCATAGCTAACTGTGGTGTATTTGCCTTTACGAAACCACCTTCAGCAAGATATGGAAATCTTAATCCAAGTTTCTTTAAGGATTTAGGTATAATAGCATTTACTCTATCTGCAACATTTCTATTAATCCATTCTTTTGCACCACTCCATTTTGCAGCTAAATCTAACCCAATTTTTACCTTTTTCTCCTTAAACCTAGACATTAAATTATTCCATTTGTCTTTTACTCCACTCCAAGTAGGTAGATCAACTTTGACTTTAGGTTTTTTTTCACTTAAGTCTTTACTCTTCCACCATGATTTAATGTTTTCCCAAGTTTGACTTAGAGATGTCTTATTTTCTTTTATTTTAACTTGTTTAGGATCTTTATCTAAATTAGTGCCTGTATTCTTCCACCATGTTTTAATCTTAATCCAAGTTTCATTTAAGGATACATTATTTTCTTTTAATTTAACAGTTTTAGGGTCTTTATCTAAGTTAGTACCACAACCCTTCCACCATTCTTTAATATCGTCCCATGTTAATTTTTCAGATTGTTCATCAGGTTCTACTTTTACTTTAAGACTACCATTAATTTTAGGGTCAATGCTTTTCTTTCTCCAGCTTTGTTCCCAACCATCCCATAGACCATTCCATATCTCCTTAAATATTAGTTTACCAATATCCCAGAGTTTATCTATGGTTTCATCAGTTAATGTAAATGCTTTTTCAAATAATGTACCCCAATCAATTGCTGTTACTACGTCTTCTATTTTTCCATAGACTACATCCCATTCTATACTGTCCATTAGAGTTAATAGAGTATCAAATACTCCATTTATGGTTTCAAAAATAGTTTTACCTAATTTTTCACCATCCATTTCTCTGAATGTATTATTTATAAATGCAGCTATATCAAGTCCAAGCTGTTTCCAATCAAATTTTTTAACAGCCTTATAACCAAAATTAATTATAGAAGTAATTGATTCACCAAAGCTTTCACCTGCTTCATTCCATAATCTATTATTTGCAAGTACATCATTTAATGCAGTAGCTATAGTTTCACCTAATTTTCCTGCTTTTTCTTTTATCTTAGTGAAATCAATATTAGATAATAGAGCAGCTATTTTATCTCCAATTGTCTTAAAATCTATATTTCCAATTAAAGCTGCTGCAAAATCTAAACCACCTTGAATTCTTTCTGAAATAAGCTTTCCTATTTTAACTGCATCTATTTTAATAACTGCATCATTTATTCCTGTTGCAAGAGCTTTTCCAAAGTCTGCCCACTTAAAATTAGATACAAATTGATAAGCAATTTCGACGATAGAATTAATAGCATTACCAACAGTTTCACCTAATTCATGCCAAAGTTCATCAGTAGCAAAAACACCATTTAAGAATGTGGCAAAACTCTTACCTATTTTTCCACATACTTCTTTTATACGAGTCCAATTAATTTTATCTAAAACATCAGCAATCTTTCTAGCAACAATCTCACCTAATCCTGTAAAATCTGCCTTTTCCCATGCTTCTTTTAAGTATTTTTCATAGATTGTTTCTACATCTTCTCCTGCAGATTCAACCATTCTATTCATCCAGGATTGATCTACTAAATCATCAAGATCAACACCACCACCAGTGCCTGAACTACCTGTTGTACCTGAATCAGTGTCAGTACCCTTTTCACCAGAAAGTTTATTAATCTGGTCAAAGCCCATTAACTCTCTCTTAAGGTCTTTAATAGCTTTTTTAGCTTTACCAGCTGAACCACCTGTACCATCAATGGCATCATTAATTCCACCAATTCCTGTTGCAGCACTTGAATAATCTTTATCATTCTTTTTACCAACAACCATGTCCTTGATGCCAGTAATCTTCTGTGCCCAAGCCATAAATTTTAGACCAGCTGCAACCAATGCATCAGATATTTTAGCAATTACTTGAAGAACAGGTCTTAATAACCAAATTAAACCTTGACCAACTGTATCCTTAAAGTTAATCCATGCATTTTTAAGCATGTTAGTAGCACCAGCCCAAGTAGTTAATGCTTCTCTGGCAGTTGTACCTGTCATACCAGTTGCTTTTTGAATTTCATGGATTGCTAACATGATATCTGAAAGATTATCGATGTCATAATGTACTCCTGATAGTTTTTCTGCATCTTTTAATAATCTCTCAACTTCAGTTTTAGTCTGACCATAACCTAATTTTAAGTTATCGAATGTTCTGTAGTTTCCACGTAATAAACTTTCATAGGCATTTTTAATTAACTCAAAATCACCACCTAAAAGGTGCCAGTTATCAGCCATATCCTGCATAGCAATATTTATTACATCAGCAGTTTTATTAGTGTCACCCTCTAATTCTGAAGTAATTCTAGTAGCAAATCCTGAAGCCATATTCATGTATTCAGTGGCATTCATACCAACATTTTTATATGCCATCAATGCATTTTTACGCATTTTATCTGATGCAGCACTTATAGCCTCAAGATTATTTTCAGTGGACGTTCTTGTATCAGCAAATAATATCTGGATACCTTGAGTCATCTGCTCAAATTCTCCACCACCACTTATAGTATCTTTAATAAAGTTTTTTATTTTATAAGATATTCCAGCAGCTATACCTCCACCTATAAGCATTCCAAATTTATTACCAAAGGATTTACCAAAAGGATTTACTAATCTATCAAGTCCTTTTTTTAGAGGACTTATTAAACCATTTACTAATGATTCACCAATTTGTAATGCAATTGATCCAGTAGTTTTAGCTATAGTTGTAAAAACTTTTAAGTAGGCTTTTATAATTGGTTTTGCAATTTTACCTAATACTTTTAATGCTTCAGTAATTGCAGCAATATAAGGACCAGCTTTACTTGCTACTGCACCAACTTTACTTAATGCTGAACTTACACCACTTAATTTACCAGCAAGTCCTGAATATCCTGATTCTCCAAGAACTGTAGATAATGCAGAGAATTTACCAGAAAGACCTTCTATACCACCACTCTTTAATTTTTTAAGAGTGTCATCATCAAAATCAACTTTTTTATAATCAATACCTAAAGATCCCTTTGCTTTTGATATAGCATCAGACATACCCATACCTGTCATTTTGTCATATGTATGGGCAAGTTTCATCATTTCAGATCGTACTTGATTAACAGTTTTACCAGTTGCTTTAGCAACGTCACTCATGTTTTTGCCTACGTTTACACTGGTTCTTTTACCTAAATTATCAACTTGTTTTAATGTCTGTTTTGTAAGATCTAAAGCTTTTTTGAATTTAGAGGTATCAGCACCTATTCTAAAATTAAGGTCGCCAATGACTCCAGCCATATAACCATCTCCTTTCTTTGCAGATTTAGAAGTGGTTGTCTAGCCTATCTCGTCGTGGCGACCTTACTCATTCTTCTATTTTATAATAGTTTTTAATTTCTACTTTAGTGACATGTCCACATCTAGGACACTTTATTTCTATTTTGCCATACTCGATCAATAAGAGAGTTTTTCCACATTTTTCACATTTAAGTTTCTTCATTTATTCCTCCTGCAAGTCCAATGAACATATTCTTAAAGTTCTCTATTGCAGAAGCAACTTCTTTTTCAGATTTATTCTTAGCTGCTTTTCTTAAATACTCATTACGTATTCTTTTCTGATCAGCTGTAAAATCTTTTAATACTTCAGGATCTTTTTCAGACCTAATAGATACTATAGTACCTAAAGGTGTATCATGATTTAATCCTGATACTAAGTATGAGAACTCTCTCCAACTCATACCTTTCAAGTCTTTACTTAATCTTATTCCATATTGAGTTTGAAATGATGATACTATTAAATCCCAATCATCATTCAAGTCGTAGTATGGCTCTACTCTTCCCCCTGTGAGTTTTCCTCTGCATCAGGGTCTTCTCCAATAGCAAGATTAATTGCTGTTGTAATTAAAGTTACATAATCCTTAAATCCTAATTTTAAGGATTTTATAATTTTTCCATCTTTTTCACTGAATAATAAATTAGCAGCTTCTAAAGTTGCTTGCATTTCATTATCACTGTTCTGTATTACGTCCATTAAACTTAATACTGTTTCAGCATCAGCCTTTACTTCTAAAGTCTTATCTTTAATTTTAATCTTAGGATTTTCATCAAAATTTAATTTGTCTGTTAATGAATAAATCATATTATACCTCTCTTATTTTTTATTTTATTTAGGAGGAGGCTTTTTAATAACCTCCTCCCATCAACATTAATTATTAGTTACTAGCCTGTGTTACTACAGGTTTTCCATTGCTCTGAAGTTCGAATTCTAATGGACCTACATTTGTAGAATCACCAGCACTGTTATTTGTAATTGAAATAACTGCATCATTGAATGTTACAATTGTTCCATCTGGGAAAGTCCACTGGAAGCTGACCTGAGCATCTTGACCATTAGCAAATGCTAAACCTGCTACGAAGTCATTACCTGGGTCTCCAATGTTTCTCTTACCACTAACTGTTACAGAAACACTCTTAGCAGTCATTAATCTACGAACCCAACCTTCATGTTCGAATGGGTGCCATTCTTCAATTCCATTATCATAACTAGCTTCAAAAGTTTCACAATCAGCAATAGTTGCCCATGCTGGTGTACTTGTTGAAGAAGTATTAATCTTAAACTGGTTTTCATAGCATGGAAATACTCCTGAACTTATTCTTGCCATATTATCTATCTCCTATAAAAAATTCTTAATGATATAACGTATTCATATACACCATTTTCATCTGTACCCACAAAGATAGGCTCCTCTGAGAGCAAATCAATGTAGTTGACGTGTATATCTCCCATATCAAAATCACTTTGATATCTTAAACTTTCAAATAAAGACCTAGCAGCAGTTTCTGTTTCTCTGAGATTTTTATTCCAATGTACTAATATTCTCATAAAAGTCATACTATACTTGGATTCTTTCCCAATAGCTTCTATTCTATAGCTAGGTGTATGTCCATAGATCCCAATGGATTTATCTAATGCACCATCTATAATACCTATTGAGAAATGTTCACCTACTTCGAAGGTCTTTATAAAATCTTTGAACTCTACTAACATACTAGTCTTCTCCCATATTTAGCATATTTTAATTTTTAGGTTTAGGCCTAGGTCCAGCTGGACGTACCATAGGACCACCAGAAGGTCTTGCAGGACCACCTGAAGGTTTAGCTCTTACTAATCCTGGTATACCATCTTCAAATGCTTCTGCACGAGCTTTTGCCATTTGTTCTTGCCAACTTGGTTTTGCTGCTGGTTTTTCTACTGGCTTTTCTACTGGTTTAGGTGCTTCAACCTGTACCTGTTTATCAGCCTTTTCTTTTTCTGGAAATACACCATTTAAGTAAACTCTTATACAAGTTGCAAGTTTACTGGCATTTTTAGGATCAAAAATAATCTCTTCAAGCCAATGATCTCGTGCAAATTTATTACGATTCTTAGCATAACGATCATCTGGTTCACCTGCTTTGTGAATAGTAAGACCCTCTTCATTCTCATACAATTTTTTTGCATAAGGTTCAGTATATAATAATCTTATTGAATGATTACCTTCTGGTATTACTGTTTGACTAGCTTCTAAAGCACCAGTTTTCTTTGGTATTACTTCTTTTTTCTTTATTATGGTACTTAAATCTTCAGCAGCAAAAGTATATAAACCCATATCAATAGCTTTATTTATTTTTGCTATCTGTTTCCAGTGCATTTTAATCATTTGAACTGTACCTCAGTATGATTTACTGTACCATCAGGATTACGTCTTTTATAACCCCTATAGATTTCTCTTTTTTCACCAAAGATATAACCATAACCACCAGTAATATTAGTAATTTGTGGTACTATATCACCATTAAAATATGCTTTTCCTTTAATATCTGTTATTTTCTGGTCTGTAGTATAAGTAGTTTCACCACCATCTTGCCAGTTGCCCATGGCTTCCACTGTGATAGTTTCAGCAGGACCACCCTCTTCATTGATGGCTTCACTTTCAATTTCCAATTTAATCAATGTACTACAGACCCAATTAGGTACTAATGTTGGAAATCTCATATTATGCCACCACCAATCTACAACATAATCCAGTTTGTTTGAGTAGACCATAGACTTCTTGTTCTACAGGAACACCATTTTCATATGCATAATTTATACTATGTCCAAACTTCATCTTTACACCATTTATCGCATACTCATTCAAAACTGTATTAAGTGCATCTCTATTATCAAATAAAAAACCTGCATGTTCGCAGATCACTGTTTTAATTATATCTTGTTGAAACTCTGTAAGATTCTCAAAGCCAACATGGACAATTCGATTATATGTTAAACTATCGATATGTCTTGATGCTTTAATGAGGTAATTCTGAAGATCTTCAGCAGGAATGTCATTATATCCCATATCTGCATATTCAGCTGGTGTTATATATCCTGTATACATCTACTCCACCTCTTTTTTACTTTTCTTAGTTTTTAGTTTTTCACCCATTAAAGCGATTTGTTCTTTTAATTGTGCATTCTCTTTTAATAATTCTAAATATTTATTTGCAGGTACTGTTTTACCATCACCATAAAATACTAAATTACCATCATCATCATAAATGTCATAACCTTGAGACTTAAAAGAATTCACTTCTCTAGGTTCTATTTTGTAAGATTTGTTGCTTTTCTTAGCTCTCATATGATACCTCCCTCTATGAAGAGGAGGCTCTATATTGAACCTCCTCATACATTCATATATTAAGCACTAATACCACCAGTACCATCAGCATTGATTGCAATACCTGCTAATCTTGCTTTTAATACGAATAAATCGCCATAGTTTCTGTTTTGATATACCCAGTCATCGCCAGTATAAGCATCTGAACCTGGAGCAAACATCTTGATGTATTCATATCTGTCTCTAGCAACTACTGAATCTGGATGAATTAAGATTGCATTAATTTGGTCTGCATCATCAGCTGGAACACAACCATCACTGAAGTCATATGCAGTTTTGAATCTAGCTTTAGGAACTTTAACGAGTGTTACATCATCAAGGTCATAGATTTTTCTTGATAATGCTTTATCATTAGCTCCATCAACATGTAATACTCTTGTGAGGCCCTCTGCTTCTTTGAACACTTTATAGAGAGCTGGTGTGAGATATAAAATTCTTCCTTCTTCAGGTACGCCAGCATCATCCATAGCTTCCATCTGAGTATCGAACCAACTTAAAGCATTAGCTACTGTAATTGTAGTTGTATCTACTGTGCCACCTAATTCAACGAAGTCAGCTACGATTTTAGAGAATCTATAACTGTCTTTTTCAGGGATAGCTTGTTCTTTTTCAAATGTGCTCTGAATATTAGCAACTGAAACAACTAAATTAGTTTCATCAACATCCATAGCATCAAATCTGAACTCAATGTCTCTATCATGATTTAATGTATATGGTGTAAAAGTATTTTTTACTGAACCAGAATTAAATAAACCCTGTCTGCTGTGGTCCTTATAACCAGAGAGAACCATGTTAGGAACATTGATTGTTCTAGCATTAACCCACTGTACTTGTGGATTAGAAAGTGTTAAACCATAACTTCTCATGTCAGATTCATACATCTGAATAAGAAATGGTAAAAATTGTTGTGCATAATTAATTACATTTGCCATCTTATTTTTATCTCCTTATTGTTATTTCATTTTTACTCCAAAGGCTTGTGCTAATTGTGCATTCAATGTATCTGTATTATTATTTCCTGTATTTTCACTGGTTGCACCAATCTTAAAAGAACCAAAATTATTAACAGTATTTTCAGTCTGTGTTTTTAATTCTGGTATATCCTTTAATACAGCCTCGAAGCTTTCCTTTAGCTTTACCTTGTCTATTTTTCCATCTTTTGTGGCTTTTTCTGTATCAGCCATCTTTAATAAATATGGAACCTTGGCAGTAGAAACTCCTAGTTCTGCTGCAAGTCCTGTTGCTCTCAATTCTAATTCTGCATTAAGAGCTCGTTTGTTAGCTGCTGCAATCTGAGCATTTAATTCATCTACATTAGGCATCTTAGAAGCCTTATCAGCCTTAAACATATTAATAGCTTGTGCCATTTCATCTCCTGTAAGACCCTGCTCCTTAAAATATCCTTTTAATACTGAGTCTTCAGTCGCTTTCATTCGACCATCTAAAATGTTTGCAATCTTGTCATAATCAATTGCAGGAGCTGTACCTTGATTTTCATTAACGTTTACATTTGCATTAGTTTCTTCTGCCATTTTCTTTAATCCTTTCCTGTTTTAAGTGTGTCTCACTATTACCTGTTTTAATTGTGTCTCAATAACCTGTTTTAAGAGTGTCTCTCTAATACGAATTATGAGGACTTGCACCTCAATGTACGCTCTGTATAATCCCATAAAAAATAGTGGTAAGAACCACTATTCTTCATCCTCATTATTAAATATAGTTTCGTTTTTCTTATCTATCTCATCTAATTTTTCCTGTAAGATTTTAGCTGCATCACTATTATCTAATACTTGCCAAATTTCAGGATCTGGAAATCTATCGTCGTAAGGTAATATCTCACAACCTAATACTTTAGCCTCAAGTGCTGTTCGTCCTACTGCATATACTTGTTTATATTTTGCCATTTCAGCTAGAAATAGTTCACGAGGTAATCCTTCTAAATAATCAATATCAATAGGTAATCTATATGTCTTTTTAGATTTACGTCCAGCAAAAGCAATTTTTTTAGTTTTCTTTTTTACTTTATACTGTTTTACCTCTTCAACATCAATACTTAAAGGTAAATATATAGGTGTACCCAAATGTTTTACTTTTTCACATGTTTCAGGTATACCACATACAAGAATTAAATCATCATATTTAGACATCCAATCATAAACAGACACGTTTAGATTGTTATGAATAAATACAATTGATCTATCTTCGCATTGAGCAGCTGCATTTACTGTTACCCAAGATCTATCAGTTTTAACATTAGGAATTATATTATTAACAATTTCTTGTGAGTAATAATAGGCTCCATTAAACTTATCATCACCTAATAGTTTCCATCTTGCTCTATAAGTTTTTGCATTGTGATCATATATCATAATTTTATCTCCTATATATTTGCATATACTTTTATTCCTTGTTTCTTGGCTTCTCTCTTGTACTCTTTTATCTTTGTACTACTCATAGGCCAATTAACGAATTCTAAAGTATCATTTTGTTGTATCGCGTAAATCCCCTTTATCATCTTCTTCGACATTAGATTCTTCGAGGTCTGTAACAAGCTCTTTGCTTGATTCGTCGTCATCTCCTGTTGTCTGTTCGCTATTATAACTAACATTTTGCTCAGCCTTAATCCTTTCTACTTCCTGTCTCTTCCATTCTTCATCTCTATCATCACCATAGAGTTCTTCTACAGAAGCTTCTATACTCATAATTCCTTTGTCTCTAGCCATTCCTATTGCCTCTACTAAAGATTCAAATGAAGGGTTCGCATAACTCTGGAAAGTAACTTCTACATTAAACTCAGGCATTACTATTCCTTCTAATAAATAGTATGCTCTCAATGTTGTATCTACTACCTTCTCTAATATAGGTTGTAATACTTCAATGACACTATCTCTTGTATATAATGTAGTTTTCTCTTTTTCTCTCTGAGCCTCAGCATTATCATATTTCTTTACATCTATACCTAAAGTAGAAGGAGAAATTAGTTTTAATAAACTTAATTCTAAAGCTCCTATATAGGTCATATAATAAGCATCAGTCTGTATTTTAGAATATTCTGTCTGAA